TCGGAATAAATGAAATATATCAGTTAAATAATCCTGATGTTCTTTTTGACAGTGCGATTATCTCAGCACTTATTACATCGTGCTCATTCATATATATTTCAAATGATATAAGCGGATTTCCCCGCATGCAGGTAATTGACGGTCGAAACGCCACAGGAATAATTGATCCTATTACTTACATGCTTAGCGAGGGTTATGCTGTTCTTGAAAGAAATATTCATGATGAACCGGTCAAGGAGGCTTATTTTATAAAAGAGGGTACATGGTTTTATGAAAAAGATAAAGCACCTTATTTTATTTCAAGCAAAGCCCCGTATCCACTGCTCGTTCCGGTTATTTTTAGACCTGATCCAAAAAGACCGTTTGGACATTCAAGAATATCCAGAGCCTGCATAGGTATTCAGCAGAGCGCAATGCGAACGCTCAAGCGTTCAGAAGTATCAGCAGAGTTTTATTCTTTCCCGCAAAAGTATGTACTAGGGTTAAGCCCAGATGCTGAGGCTCTGGATAAATGGCGCGCTACTGTCTCAACTATGCTTCAGCTCGATAAGGACGAGGATGGTGATTCACCAACAGTTGGACAGTTTGAACAGCAGTCTATGGCGCCGTATGTAGAACAACTGAAAATGTTTGCTAGTCTATTTGCAGGTGAGACAGGTCTTACTTTGGATGATCTGGGATTTTCAACTGATAACCCGTCAAGTGTTGAGGCTATAAAAGCGCAGCATGAAAATTTAAGGCTTATTGCTAGAAAAGCACAAAAAACTTTCAGTGTAGGTTTTTTAAATGCCGGATATCTTGCTGCGTGTTTAAGAGATAATTATGAATATGACAGATACCAGATTTATTTGTCAAAAGCTAAATGGGAACCGTTATTCGAGCCTGATTCGTCTACATTATCTGTTATAGGTGATGGTGCTATTAAAATTAATCAGGCGGTACCGGGATTCTTTGACAAGGATACTTTAAGAGATTTAACAGGTATCGATTATAGTGAAAATGCTGGAATCGGAAAAACTGCAGGAGAGATCGTACAGTAATGGAAGATATTGCACCTGAATTGTATGAGAGGATAAAAAGTACATACGAAAATGAAAAAGCATCAAGTAAAAAGCTGGATGCTTTTTTAGAAAAAGTAAAAAAGGGCAATGCCGCATATGAAGATGTCTATGATTATGCAGGTGAACTGGGCAGATGTCTGGAAAGTGCATTCAGTCACAATATAAGCGACGATGTGCTGCCCGACAGCATGATGTATTACAATATAGCAAAAAGAATAATCGAGCCCATGCTTAAGAAAAGTCATGATGATATTGCAGCACAGTGCAGTGCTGTACAACATTCATTAAATAAAAAAGCCGGCATAGGATTAAATGCTGTTAAACCTGAGTATGATAAAGCCAGAACAGAGGCAATCATAAATTATGTATGCACACGTGAAAAATACAGCAGTGTAGAAAAAAGTTTTTTAGACGGATTAAGCAATAACTGTCGCAAGACTGTAGATGATTCTGTAAAGCAGAATGCTGATTTTCATTACAAAAGCGGGTTAAGTCCGCGAATAGTAAGGATTTGCAGAGGAAAAGCGTGCAAGTGGTGTCGTGAGGTCGAAGGCAGTTATAACTACAAGGATGTAAGGAATACCGGTAACAATGTATTTAGAAGACACGCCAACTGCACCTGTACAGTTTCATATGATCCTGGTGACGGATCAAAAAAAATTCAGGATGTATATTCGAAGAGATGGCAGAACCAGGATGCCTTTCAGGAAAGAAAAAGATTTTACCTGGAAAACAGAGTTGATAAAAAAAGATTAACAGATATGGAACAGTATGCGATAAACAGTCATATATCATCTGATTTTTATATTATCAACGACTGTTTAAGAAATGGATATATATTAAATCAGGAGCAGAATACACTGGTGAAAAACCTAGATTCCGCATTGGAGAAACTAGACAGCTATAAAGGGAGGGTCAGCAGATCAGTTCAGTTTTACAGTTCATCAGATTTAGATAAGTTTTTATCTGATCATGAGCCGGGGCAAACTGTTACGTATAAAGATTTTACATCTTCCACTGCTTCAAAAGAATTGTATAATCCCGACGGACAGGTTCAGATGTTCTGGACTAGTCGTCGAGGCAGAAATCTGATAAAATACAATAAGAAAGAACAGGAAATATTATATAAAAGAAACAGCAGTTTTATAGTCTTGGAAAAGAGACATATTAAAGGTGTTTATTATATTTTCATGGAGGAACTGTAAAATGACCTTAAGTCTAGAAGAATGGAGAAAGCTGTCAGAAGAACAGAAAGGAATACGGTATAAGGAACTGAGCGATCATGATAAATTTATTGTTCGTACCAGTACTCCGCCGGCTTTTGAAGTTGCCGGGCGCAAAGAGCTTAGTGAAGAAGAAAAAAAGAGCGCAAAAAAAGAATTTGATGAGTTTTTAGTATATTATGGAATAAAAAAATAGGAGGTTAAGGTATGGAGCCAAAAAGAATTGGCCGTCAGACTCCTACAACCTCGTTAGTGCTGCCTTATAAAAAAACAAAAGGCAAAGAAGCAGTTGAAATTTACAACAAAACCGGCAGAACTGCCCGGGAATGGCAGGAACTACTAATTTACGATATTATGGCATATGATGATGAAGGCTTATGGGTTCATTCTACCTATGGATATGCGGTACCGCGTCGTAACGGTAAAACTGAAGATGTGATAATGCGTATTTTATGGGGACTTAAAAATGGTGAAAAAATCATTTATACCTCTCATCTTATCTCAACGTCTCATTCAGTCTGGGAAACAGTTACATATCTGTTAGACAGTATGGATATTAAATATGCTTCGGTAAAAGCCAAGGGGCAGGAAAATATCAGACTTTTAGATGAGAATGACAAGCCCTATAAACTTGATCATATGATTAATTTTAGAACCAGATCAAATAATGGCGGGCTGGGTGAAGGATATGACCTGTTAATTATCGATGAAGCACAGGAGTACACTATTGACCAGGAGTCAGCGTTGAAATACACTATTTCAGCAAGTTCAAATCCTCAAATTATTATGCTGGGTACTCCGCCAACAGCTATTTCTCATGGTACAGTATTCCAGAAAATAAGAGAAAAGGTATTAAGCGGTTTTTCGAAAAATACCGGATGGGCGGAATGGTCTGTTGATACGATGCAGGATCCAAAGAACAGAGAAGCATGGTATGAGACAAATCCCTCTTTAGGGCAAGGACTTACAGAAAGAGTTATTGAAAATGAAAATACGACTGATGATGTCGATTTTAATATTCAGAGGTTAGGTCACTGGCTGTCATATTCACAAAAATCCCTGTTTACTGAAAATGAATGGGATTCATTGAAAATAAGTAAAATACCGAATTTTAAAAACAAACTGTTTGTTGGAATAAAATTTGGAGCTGACGGACGACATGCTGCATTATCTATAGCAACCAAAACAGATGATAAGATATTTATTGAATCCATAGACTGTCAAAGTCAGAGAAACGGAAATCTGTGGATCATAAATTTTTTAAAAAATGCAGATATAGAAAAAATTGCAGTTGACGGAGCAGGAGCTCAGGACGTTTTAAAAAAGGATCTTAAGGAGTACGGTATAAAAATAAAAATTGTGCTTCCTAAAGTAAAAGACGTGATAGTAGCCAACAACATGTTTGAACAGAGCATAACTTCATTAAAAAATATATGCCATAATGGGCAGGA